CGACCGGCGGCGACTTGACGACGGTCGCCGGCAGGTCGTCGCCCTCCCAGTTCGCGGGGTCGTCGATCTCCGACAGGAACGCGTCGACGTCCACGCCGTCGACCACCTGTTCGGTCACGGCGTTGCGCAGCGTGCCGATGCGCGCTGTTTTTTTCGCGTCCATGAGACTTGCTCCTTAAGGATGGATCGCCATCGAGCCGCCCACCCGCTTCATCGCAGGCCTGGGCGGTAGGGTTGGCGCAGCCTCGGCCGTGCCGCCGGAGGCCGCGTAGAAGTCGCTGGCGGCCGCGGCTTCGGCCACGCCCGCCACGCCGTCCAGTTGCGTCGTCAGCGCGTCGAGCGCCGTCGCCGCTTCGTCGACGCCGCCGACGAGTGTGGCCTGCGCGGACACCTGGTCGGAGGCCGCGGCTGTCTCGGCGAGCGCGGCGGCCGCCACCAGTTGCGCGCTCACCTGATCGGTAGCCGCGGCCGTCTCGGCGAGCGACAGCGCGTAGGCGTTGCCCTCGAGGCCGGTCGCGTCCTGCGCGTTGGCGGTCTCGGCGAGGCCGGCCATGAGCACGGCGGTGCTCGACACCTGATCGGCGGCGGCGCCGCCTTCGATGAGTCCGCCGACGAGTGCGGCCTGCGCGCCGACCTGATCGGCTGCGGCAGCGGGCTCGGTGACGCTCAGGCTGATCGCGCGCTGGCCGTCGACGGCGTCGGCCGCGGTGGCCGCCTCGCTGATCGTGCCGGCGATCGACAGGCCGCCGCCCATCGCGTCGAGCGCGGCAGCCGCCTCGTTGACCGCGGCGAGCAGCGCTGCCACGGCGGACATCGCGTCGGCGGCCGACGCGGCCTCGCTGATCGACAGGTTGTAGGTCGTCCCGCCCGCCTGCAGATCGTCGACGCTGACGTTGTCGATGAACGCATTGCTGTTGACCGCCGACTGGTAGACACCGATGACCGGCGTGCCGCTCTGCTTGCGACTTGCCGACGAGTCGTTGTACGCGGTCTGCTGCGAACCTGCGACCGTCGCCTGCACCACAACCGGGTTCGTACCCGTAGCCTTGAGCTTGACAGCAACGGTCGAGTTGGATGCCGTGCCTGCGACCGAATAGGACGCCAACAACGTGAAACTGCCAGCGTCGCAGCGATAAATCTCCCAGTCCGTGGAGTTCGAGTGAACGAGCGTGTAGCTGTCGCCCTGTGAGCCGCTACCGCGCTGACCGATGTAGGCGCCTTCCCAGGAAGCCAGCACACCGACATCAGCGGAAATCTCAGAGTCGCCGGTCGGAACCGCCGCGTCAATCAGCCGGTAGATGATGTCTTGGCCGGTGGCCGAACCCTCGACGCGGTCGCGCGCGGCGTTAACGTCGAGGTTGTTGCCCCCAAGGATGGAGGCGTAGTCAGGCGCGCCTGCTGATGGGTATGACTCCAGCGGCGTGTCTGCACCGACGGTGAAGCCGTCGCTAAAGACGACGCTCATGCCGACCTCATAGCGACTGCCCGAGCATCGCCTCCAGGTCAGCCAGGCTGCGAATCGTCGGGTCGTCCAGCGCGGCGAGAATCTTGTTCATCGCCACCGGCAGCGTGTCGGTGAGGGCGATGCCGGGACCGACGCCGAGGCGCGTCGTGAGTCGGTTACGCGCCGACGCCGGAACCGCGCTCCACGTCAGCGTGCGCCAGTTCGCCGGCAGCTCGCGCGCCCAACACACGCTGTCCGCGTTGATCGCAGTGATCTGCTGCGACGTGGCGTTGACGATCGCGCCGAACGCACGTGGTCGCGTCGAGAGCGCGCTCGTCGTGCTCCACGCGATCGTCGGGCGTGGCTCGGGCATCGCCTGCACGAGCTGATACACGCGCGGCACGAAGCTGTTCGGCCGCGCGCCGGCGACGAGATTGCAGACCCACACGCCGCTCGCCATCGCCGCCTCACACCGACAGCGTCGCGCTGACGTTGATCGTGTCGCCGTTGACCACGCTGCGGTCGCCCTGCGTGAACAGGCCCGCGCTGTACAGCACGCCGGTCGTGCCGTCCTTCGTGTTGTTCGTCGTGACGAAAGCGCCCTTCACGGTGCCGGTGGCCGTGATCGAGAACGCGCTCGCGCTCGACGTGGACTTGCTGCCGCCGGAGGCCGCCGCGAAGGCGAGCGCCGGGCGGTTTGCCTGCGAGTAGTTCGGCGCGTTGGTGGGACCCGCCTCGGTCCACCCGCCGTGCGAGGCCATCGTGTCGCCCGCCGCCGGCCCCGTCGTGTAGCTCACCGACGAGATCATCCCCACGTACCACGCCGCCGTGTAGGCGCTGCCGGCGAAGTACTTGTCCAGCAGGTCGTTCTTGCCGCCGGTCGTCACGACGTTGCGGAACGTCTCGCGCCACTTCGGCTCGAGCGGGATCGCGGCGAGCGTGGCCCGCAGCACGGCGATGTGCCGCGCCGCGATCGCGCGCGCCAGGCGTCCCACGATGCCGCGCAGGTTGTCCCACCAGGCGAGGCGATCGCGCAGCGCCACGTAGCGCGCCCGCTGATCCTCGACCGGGCCGACGGCCACGACGTCGTAGGTGAAGTGCGGCGCCTCGATCCGCTCGGCCAGCGCAGCGCCGGCATGGACGCTTGCGCCCACGGCAGCCTGCGCGTCGGCTTTCTCGTGCATCATCTGTGCAGTCCTTTCAGGATACCGCCGCGCGCAGGGCGGCGAGTTTGGTTTCGAACTCCACGCGGGCATGATCGGCGGCCGCGCGCGCCTGTGCCAGTCGCTCGCGCTCGGCTTCGAGCTCGCCGATGAGCTGCGCATGCTCGCCGGCGGCGCGCGTGCGCTCTTCGCGCAGCTCCGCCTCGCGGCGGTCCAGTTCGGCCTTGCGCGCCTGCTGCACACCGTCGGCCTGCACCAGCGCGGCCTCGCGGCGGTCGAGCGCGGCGCGCTGCGCCTCGAGCGAGGCCTGCATCGACTCCAGCGCAGCCCGGGCCTCGGCCAGTTGCTCCTGCGCGTGGCGCGCGGCGGCGAACTGGCTTTCGGCGGCCGCGCGATCGGTGTCCAGTTGCGCGCGTTCGGCGGCCAGTCGCGCGACTGCTGCCTCGATCTCACCGGCTTTGCGGTCGAGCTCGGCGAAGACCTGGGCCAGCGGCTCGCCCGCCGCCGCGACGGCCGAGACGAGCGCAGCCAGGTCGCGCAGGTTGATCTGCGCGCCGGTCTGCGTGTTGATCATCATGCCCGGCCCCT